GCGGGGTCTTCAGAACACGGGCGGATATATCTTTGAGCAACGCATCAGGCTCACATGACATTTCTTTCCGCCCCTATATGATCGTGCCCCAAAACTCCGATATTCGGGTCAGGGCGCAATCTTCGACAGCGAGCACTGCGGTCAGTGCAAATCTCAACGGCTTCTTGGCCACGATCAAGGTGGATAACTGATGGCGCTTGACACCACAATCGGCGGAACAACGTCAGACAGCTATGGCACGCTTGCGCAATATACGGCGCAGGCAGCCCTATACGGCTGGACGCTTGAGGCAACAGACGCAGCAAACGAAACCAACCTGCGGCGCGCGGCTGCGGCCATTGATCAGCAGCGCACCTTCATTGGCGTCAAGCAATACCAGTTTCAGGCGCGCTCTTGGCCCCGCATCCTGCGGGACTTGGTGGACGGGTGGCCTGTTGACCCCGACACAATCCCGCAAGACATCATCGCCGCGCAGTTCGAAATGGCGTACCTTATCCAAGCGGGCCTTGACCCGTTTGCAACGATTGAAACCAGCACGACCAGCGAAATGATCAAGGTCGGGCCGATCACCATCGACGCAGAAACGCTGCCCACGGGCAAGCCCCGCTTGATTGCGATCGAAGGGCTGTTGCGCCCATACGTCACGGCAGGGACAGGGCAAGTCGCCTTGCGGCGTGCATAAATGGCGACAATCCGCAGCAAGGTCACGGTGGCATTCAACAAGATCGCAGCAAAGCAGCCGGACGCCATCCAGACAGCCACAATCCAGCGCCCCACGCCCATCTCTACGGGCGGCGGGCCATCTGACCCCACGGGCGGCACGCTAGGCACCACGCCTGCGCCTGTGACCGCGCGCGCGGCTGTATTTGAGATTGACGAAAAGCGGATTGACGGAACAAACGTGTTTGCTGGTGATTTCCAAGTGATAATTGAGCCGACAACGATTGAAGTGACGCTTGCCGATACAGTTGCAGTTGATCGCGGCACGCTCACAATCCGAAGCCTTGGGCGCGTCGCTTCAGGCGGCAACACTGCGCTCTACGATATGGTGTGCTTCAAATGACCTTTGGTAGCGATCTTGAACAGTTCGAAGTGAAGACCGTGATCAAGGGCCGTGAGGCTTTGCAAAAGATCAGCATGGACCTCTTCAAATCGGTCATCTTGATGTCGCCAGTTGGTAACCCTGATCTGTGGAAGCACCCTGTGCGCGGTTATGTCGGCGGTCGGTTCAAAGGCAACTGGCAGGCGGGTATCAACAGCGCGCCGAGCGGTGTTCTTGATGGCGAAGACGCCACGGGGAAAAAAGACGAAGGCGGCCCGACGATCGGCAAAATGATTGGCACCATCAACGGCAAGGCCAGTGAAGGCGACGCAATCTATCTGGTCAACAACTTGCCCTATGCCCAACGGCTTGAGGGTGGCTGGTCGCACCGGCAGGCACCGAATGGCATGGTCGCCCTTTCAATCCAAAAGTTTGATGGCAAGGTCATCAACGTGACAGGGGAGTGATCTGCAAATGAGCATCGAAGGCGATCTTCACAGCGCATTGATGGCAAAGGTCGAGACCGTCACGGGCTACCCCGTGCTGTGGCCACAGAAGGGCGGCGACAAGCCCGCAGGCGAGTTCCTGTCAGTCTTTCATCTGCCCAATGACAACGGGCGGGAATTTCTTGGCAGCGGCGACCCGCTGGACCGGCGCGGCTTCATTGTGCTGCACTTGGTTTCGCCTCTGGGGGAATATGAGGTTGTCAGCAAACGCAAGGCGGGCGAAATTGCGGAAACCTTTGCATTGGACACGGTTTTGACGTTTAACGGGACCAGCGTTTCGGTGCATAATAGCACTGTCAAACAGGGTCAGGAAATCGACAACCGATGGGAGACCCCAATTTGGGTAGAATATCGGGGCCACGCATGACGGCCCCGCAACACCATAGGCGATCGCCTATCAACGGCCTCTGAGGCCATTTCAGCAGCCATTCAAGGAGAAATGACATGGCCCTACAGCAAGCAGCAGGCACAACGCTCGGCGTATCTGCAACACTTCCCGCAACAGTCAACGCCGCAGGCTTCGGCGCGCTTACATTCATTCCAGTCGGCAAGCTGGGCAATGCGCCCGATCTTGACGGCACGTATGACATCGCGTCTTTTGACAGCCTGTCAGACGGGGCGGAATTCAAGCTGTCCGACATTTTCCGCGCGGGCTCAGGCACGGTTCAAGTCGCTTTTGACGAAGCGGACACAGGACAGACCGCACTTGAAACAGCGGCAGCGACAGGCGCAACCGTCGCCATCGAAGTCACTTTGAAGAGTGGGACGATTTATTACCGTCAGGCAATCATCACATCATTCATGCCGACAGAATTGAACGTGGGCAGCATTGTCCGCGCCGATGTCGGCATGGAATTCACAGACCGTACCGTTAAGGTCTAAGAAATCTCGGCTGAGATAATCGGCCCGTTGTTGTTGGTGAGCAATGACGGGCCACCCTCACCATTTCACCAATCACCATGGAGAAAATCACATGTTTAAGCTTACCGACACCAAAAAGCGCTCAGAAGTTGGCGCGTGGGTTCATATCAAAGACAATGGTCGCTTGGCCTATCTGGACGACGCCAAGAAAAAGCCTGTTCGCATTAAGGTTCTGGGGCCACACTCTGGCACCCTGCAAAGCCGCGCGCGCAAGCGCATCGCCCGACGCCTGAAGGAAAACGGCGGTTCCATCGACATGTCGAAGATGAGCCAGATCGAGATTGAAGCCTTTTTGGAAAACAGCGAGAACGCTGCGTCCGAAAACTGGGCAGACGCTACACTGTCTTGGGAAAACATGCCCAATCCAGATGGCGAGGGCACGATTGATTTCTCGCCAGAAGCGGCGGAAATGATCTATGAAGCCTATCCGATGATCGTCGCTCAGTTGAAAGACGAAGCTGAAGAAATCAACGATTTTTTGTCAATCGCAAGCGTGAAGTAATTCTGCACGTCAGACAAAACGCATGGTATTCAACGCGCGCAACGGAGAAGTCCAAGATGACAAGAGCGGGCCAAATGATGAGCGAAGGTCAGCGGGTCCAGTTCCCAAGACCCCGCTTGGCCCGTTTCTTGATTGATTGCTTGGATGACGCAGGCTTGGCGGGGCAAGGCATGAATGGCCCTGTTCCGCTCACTGCGTCTGAGTTGCGGAGTTGGGCGAAGGGCTGCGAAGTCGATCTGGGCTGCTTTGACTTCCAAGACATCCTTGACGGGTCGCGGGCATATGTTCGGGCTTATAACGAGTTCGATGCAGTCGCGGTGAATTCCCCATGGCAGCCGGACATGTCAGAGGAAGAAGAAAGGCAGCTTTTAGCAGCGCAAGAGCGCGCTTGGGATATTGCAATGGGCGTGATATAAAGCCCCAAAGCTTGCGCGGCAACGCGCGGGCTATTTCTGAAAAGGTTCCGATATGTCTGAAGCCACACTCAAGGTCAAAGTTGACAGTACCGATCTGAAGCGCGGCAGAAACGAACTTGGTCAATTCACCAAGTCGGGCAGGGACACCGAACGCGAAACATCAAAATCCATGGGCGGCGTCGCAAAGTCGTTTAGCGCTGCGGCAAAAGCGGCAGCAGCAGCGGCGGCAGCGATCGCATCCATGGGAGTTGCAGCGAGCAAGGCGGCAAGCGACGCGCGACCTTTGGCAGCGGCCCTTGCGGAAACGCTCACGCTTTTGGAGGGCACAGCAGCGCAGGCGGATGAACTTACGCGGGCAAGCCGCGCGCTGACCAGAACTTATGGCGGCAACTCAACACAGCAGTTGAAGGCTTATTATCAGGCCATTTCATCGGGGGCGTCCTCTGTTGCAGACGCGACAATCCTCCTTGATCAGGCAAACAAGCTGGCGATTGGCGGCGTGACGGACATCACAACGGCGGTTGACGGTCTCACCACAGCAATGAATGCCTATGCAGCGGACGGTCTGACAGCCGCCCAAGCTTCGGACGCCATGTTCGTGGCCATGAAGGCGGGCAAGACCACGATTGGGGAACTGTCAGCGTCTCTCGGCAATGTCATTCCGTTGGCATCCGCTGCGGGCGTTTCTTTTGATGAACTGGTCGCGGGCGTTGCCGCGCTGACCACGCAAGGCCAAAGCACATCTGTTGCGGTCACTGGCCTTCGGGCAATCATCGCCTCAATTTTGAAGCCAACCAAGGAGGCTGCGGACGCCGCTGATGAATTGGGATTGGCTTTCAACTCACAAGCGCTTGAGGTTCAAGGTCTGCAAGGCTTCTTGGCTCAAGTGATCGAAAAGACAGGCGGATCAAAAGACGCCATGGCGCAGCTTTTCGGGGGCGTTGAAGCGCTCAACCCTGTTCTCGCATTCGCGGGCGGGGCTGGGGCGACCTTTGCCGATGTTCTTGAGGATATGGGGAACAAGGCAGGCGCGACAGATGCCGCTTTTGAAACCATGAACGCCAACATGGACCAGCGCTGGTCAGTGGCTACGGCGCAATTCACCGCATCGTGGGAGGCTTTTGGCCTGTTGATGCAAAACTTTGTTGTCCCCGTCGTTGAGTTTGTGTCTGGCGTGATGGCTGGCCTTGTTGACGCAGCGACAGCGGTTCTGTCACCTTTGGCCGCGCTCTTGGCTGACACGCCTTTGCTTTCGGCTGCCGTGATCAATACGGCAAACGCCATGAACCAAGAGGCGCAGCAGGCATTGCAGCTTTCAAACCGCTTGCTTGAAATGGGCACAGTTTCCTATGACGTTTTGGGCGCAAAGATCGCATTGATTGAAACCACGTTGCGCAACATCGACGCCATCCGGCAGGAAAACATTGAACTTGCTAAGAGCGAAAAGGCTTACCAGCAAGCATCTGCCACGGTTATTCAGGCGCGTGACATCGTTAAGACCTATCAGGACTTGGTGGAACAAGGCAGGGAATTGACCCCCGACGATCTGGCGTCATATAGCGATTGGCTGAACCGCTTGCGGAGAGCGGTAGCCATTCAAGAGCAGATTGTCGCGGAGGCGGGCAGGGTCGGGCCTGAGTATGAAAAAGCCGTTGCCGAACTGGACCTTTTGAAAGCGTATCTTGATGACGCGAACGGCGAAACCGTGCGCCTTGGTGACAACACAAATGAAGTTGTCGTCAACCTTGTCACGGCTGCCGAAATGGCGGGGTTTGTGTCGGATGCCTTGGGTCTTTCCAAGACAGGGGCGGACGCGCTTCGGACGGCTTTGGAAACTGCCGCTGGGGCAGCGGGCACCCTATATGCCAACGTCATGTCTGTTGTGTCAGCGCTTCCCGTTGTCGGGTCGGGCTTGAGCAAACTGGCAACCGCCACAACAACAGCCTTTGGCTCGCTAGTCAGTTCCGGCCTTGGTAAGTTCACAAGCAGCCTTGCGGACGCGGGCAAGAACCTTTCCCTCATGTGGCCTGCCGCTGTGCGCGCGGGCAGGTCAATCAAGACAGACTTGGGCGGCGGAGCAAAGAGCGCGACGAAGGAAGTTGACAAGCTGGCAAAAGAAATTGAGCGCTTGGAGTGGAACGCTGACCCGCTCAAAAAGTACAATGCCGAACTTGAGCATCTTAATGAGTTGATGGCTACAGGCGGGCTGTCCGATGGCGCTTACCGCCATGAACTTGAGCGCATGAATGAAGAATTGCAGAAGCAAAATCCGGTTATGGAAGAACTTTCAGGTGCTTGGAAAGACTTCGTGGTTGGCGGGTTCAAGGACTTCAAAGACTTCGCCAAAAACGTCTTGAACATCTTCAAAAACATGCTGTTCGACATGATTTTTGCGGCCAAGAAAAACCCAATCAATTTCACTGGCGGCATGAGCGGCGGCGGCGGGGCCGTGGGCACAGCGGTTCAAGCTGCGGGCGGCGGCGGTGGCATGGGCTTCGGCGGAATTGGAACTGCCGTTTCAACTTTCGGGACGGCTGCGCTTGGCGGTTTTACGAACGCATTGGGGGCCACTCTGAGCGGCGGGCTTGGCATGGGTTTTGCCTCCATTGGCGGGCAGGTTGGTGCGGCGATCGCTGCCCCCGGCCTAGCTTCTATCGGGGCGGCAGTAGGCGCAGTCGCTTTGCCCGTCATGGCAGTCATTGCGGCAATCACATTTTTCAAAAAGAAAGTGACCGAACTGGATCGGGGTATCAACTTTGCCGCTGAAAACATGGCCGTTACAATTGAGGGCTACAAAAAGATCAACACTAAAAAGTATTGGGGCCTTTCCAGTAAAGACACCGAAGAAGCCTTTGGCGGGTATGACGAAGGTATTCCCCCAATGGTCAAAGCGGTTGGCGAGGTGCAACAAGGCATCGTTGACGCGGCTGCGGCTTTGGGCATCGGTGCCGAGGCTTTCGACAATTTCACATACTCCTTCCAGTCGTCTTTCAAGGACATGACGGAGGACCAGATACAGGCCGAACTGACCGCCAAATTCCGTCAGCTTGGGCATGATTTCGCGGTCCTCATTCCCGGCCTTGAAGGGCTGACAAAAGAAGGCGAACTTGCGTCCGATACGCTCTATATGCTGGTCAACAGCTTGAACGGCGTGAACGCCACATTCGAAGCGCTGGGCTTTTCGATGTTGGATGCAACGCTTGAAGGCGCGGCCTTGGCGCAATCTTTCGTCAATATCTTTGGCAGCATGGAAAACTTGAACACGGCGGCAACGGCGTACTATCAGCGCTTCTACAGCGACGCAGAGCGCACTCAATACGCTACGGCACAGATGCGGCGGGCGCTGGCAGAACTTGGCTTGATCATGCCTGCCACTACTGAAGGTTTCAGGGCTTTGGTGGAGCAAGCGGAGCGCATGGGCGATCTGGACACAGCGGGCAAGTTGATTGCGATGGCTGGCAATTTCGCGGGCGTTATTGATGCAAATGACGCGGCCTATAGCAGCGCTGCGGACGACTTGCGGGCAGCCTTTGAGCGTGAACAGCAGGCCACCCGTGACCACTTCGCTTTGATCATCGGAGCCCTGCAAGACAAGCTGACCGATGCGCGTGAACGCTTGCAGAACTCCAAGGCCATTGCAGACGCGCTGTCTTCTGCGCTGCGGTCCCGCGTTTTCCCAAGCGTCACGGCACAGCGTCAATCGCAGGACGCTGCGGCGGCATATCTTGCTTCGCTGGTAGGCAACCCAATAACGGACCAAGCGGCCCTGCGGGAAGCCCTGAGCGCTGTGGCAAGCCCGTCTGCTGACACGTATTCAACGCTTGAAGAATATCGAAAAGACTTCGACAAGACGACGGGGGTCATCGCGTCTCTTGAGAAGTCGGCTGGAATTTCAATGGCTGCCGACGAACAAGCTGTTCTGTTGCTAGAAGAACAGATAGCGGAAGCGCAGGCGCAGTCGGATCAGCAGGTAGCGCTTTTGCAGTCGCAGCTTGAGGGGCTTCTAGGCATTGAAACGGCAATTCAAACTTTGGCAGAAGCAATGGCAGCCTTCAAAAACGCCAAGGCGGGCGGCTTCGCTGGGGTTGCGCCCGTGACAGGCCCGACGACGGCAGCCTTCGGGTCATCTACAAACCTCGACCAGTTTGCGGATGCCAGCAATGCACGGGCAATCCAGAAAATCTATAGTGACGTGCTTGGGCGCGGGGCTGATCAAGCGGGCTTGCAATATTACGTTGATCTCGCCCGTGAGAGCATGAGTATTGCCGCCATCAGCGACTTGATTTCTGGATCAAACGAGGCAATGACAGGGGCTATTCCCCAATTCGCTTCCGGCGGGATGCACAGCGGCGGCTGGCGCATGGTTGGTGAGCGCGGGCCGGAACTTGAGTACACGGGGCCAAGCAAGGTCATGTCTAACACAGCAAGCAAGGCGGCGCTTGATAACACAGCGGTTGTTGCTGAGTTGAGATCGCTCCGAAGTGAGCAAACGGCAATTGGGTCTAGCGTCGCAAGGAATTCTGCGCGCACTGCACAAATCCTCGACAAATGGGACAACATAGGCCAACCTGGGGTTGACCCCGACAGTGTAGGCGAAACAACAACGGTGCTAGGACTATGACCACAATCAAGAAGATCAATGATCTTGTAGCAGTCTCGACCGCATCGGCCTCCGATCTGCTCCTTCTGTTTGAAGCATCCACGGGGCTGACCAAATCTATTTCTTTTTCTAACCTCTCTTTGGGGGGCGGTGTAACCGATTACAGTGAACTCACTGGTTTGCCCACTTTGGGCACCGCTGCCGCCACAGCCGCCGCGGACTACGCTACCGCAGCGCAAGGGGCAAAAGCTGACACCGCTTTGCAGTCTTCTGCTGTTGGGGTTTCGGTTCAAGGCTACAGCGCTGCGCTTGCAGGAACCACGGCATCCTTCACCACGGCGGAGGAGACCAAGCTCGCTGGCGTCGAGGCCGGTGCAACAGCGGACCAGACCGGTGCCCAGATCAAGGCGGCCTATGAGGCTGAGGCAAACACGAACGCCTATACCGATACCGAGAAAAGTAAGCTCGCTGGGGTAGCCGCAGGCGCTGAGGTCAATGTGGTTGACAGCGTAAACACGCAGACTGGTGCAGTTGTTCTGGATGCTGACGACATTTCCGACACGGCCACCATAAACAAATTCACCACGGCGGCTGAGGCCAGTAAACTCGCTGGTATCGAAGCCGGTGCAGATGTGACTGATACGGCTAATGTAACTGCCGCTGGCGCATTGATGGACAGCGAAGTTACGAACCTCGCACAAGTCAAAGCGTTTTCGTCTGCTGACTACGCAACGGCAGCGCAGGGCACATTGGCAGACAGCGCAACACAGCCTGCTGATCTTGGTACAGCTGCTCCACTTAACGTAGCTGCAGCAGGAAACGCAGCCGTTGGAGAAGTCGTCAAAGGAGATGACACCCGCCTGTCTGATAGCCGCGCTCCAACTGCACACACGCATCCAACAAGCCAAGTCACAGGTCTTGATGCTGCATTGGCTCTCAAGGCTCCATTGGCCTCCCCTGCCCTCACAGGAACGCCTACAGCACCTACAGCAGTG